GGGTATACCCGCTCACCAGCCCTCTTATTGCACTTGGTTAGTGCCTCCAAAAACTCAGTTTAGACAGTGCTAAACACCGTCATAACTGACAGTTCGCCCAAAAAGCTGAACTCGTCGCACCCGTTTTACGACAACGTTTTTCCTTCTCTTTCGAGGGATAACGAAGCCTTTAGTCGGTTGCGAGTTACACCTCGTCTCGCCCATGGAAGCCAAGCGGATCTCATCCGCATACAGACCTCCATCGGCAAGCCTACCCCGTGACGGCCTTTCTGCTAAATAACGCAGAGAGAAACCGTGATTCAAGTCGAATTTCAGACCTGGATCGTGACGGATCCGAAAGAATCCGTCACCTTCTAACCACCAAAAGCCTTTAAAAGCTCTAAGATGGTGAGGGGCAGTACGCAGTATAACATTGTGGATCCTACCATATTTCTTATAGAAACCTGTGAATTGAGAATCCATGCGAATCAGCCAATCAAAAACTCGATTGGCAAAGCGCATTAATTCCAACTCATCTGAGGCAACTATAGACTTTTGGTAAAAAGGTGTGACGTCATACCCATCAAAGTAATGCTTTCCACATGACTCAAAGAAACGGCCATCAATAAACGATTTTTCTTCATTTACTGAAAAACCGAAATCCTCGAGCGTGTGGATTACCTGATGTGCACATCTGCGCGAGCAGATTATGTCATCACCGTAGATCCCAACCGGTTCCCCTGGAGCTTGATCGTCCGTTATTGCTTTGGCAATAGCCCAGAATATCAATGACTCTAGTTCGAATGTGAATCCGTTTCCCATAGATGAGAACTTATGGAATCGGTGTTCACTACCGCTAACCCGATAAGAAGGGGTGCGGATGCAATTAAGCAGTTCGAACATACAGGGTGGACATAAGAGCCTTACTACTCCTATGGAGATAGTGTCGCTAGCGCTAGCCAAATCAAGGGTTGAGAGACCCTTATCAATAGCTAATCGCGCCAGTTCCTGATTCCCGAGTTGGGAGTCAAGATCAACACCAAATCTCTTCAGCCGCTTCCTTAGATACGTACCGACACCTTTCTGGAGATAGATATTTCCAGTGGGTTCGGCACATATCGTTCGGTCGCTGCGTGAATCTTTTGGCACTGTTAGTAATCTGCTAGACTGCGTTAATTCAAAGCAGCTTGGCAGCAGAGTTACAGGACCCCCTACTTCAGTTTTCAACAAGTGTCTCAACCACAAATGATCGTGTTTGATAACTTGACTGAAATAAGGAACTGCACTCGGCGTGATACTAACAGGGAACTGGGACATCTTATCTTCCCGGGTGGCTCGATCACCTTTTAAGGTAGAAGTCGAGCCTGGACCCCATCCGCAGTGACTAAAGAGCGAAGTAAAAGCAGGATAACCCCAGACGGCAGCTATGTTATTCCGGATTCTTTGCAAAATTGCTGAATCCGTCCGGGCTAGTCGCCCGGTGACAGCTGCCACCTGAAGGTGCCTGTTTGTTGCTTCGCACTTTCTCTCTGAGTTTCCGAACTTTGAGAGCGCTTCTCCGGCCAGATCGATTCCTGTCTGCAATCCTTTGTATTTACGAAGGAAAGAAAGACAAGCGTAATCAAGGCCGAAAGAAACAGGGTCACTGTAGTCCAAAGGGTTAATGGTCGCTTTTGCCAGCTCGTGAGGAGCATGGTTATAAGCGAGCCAGAAACCCAGAGAACGAGGACTGTTAAGATCACAACATAAGGCATTAAAAGCTTCCTTAATTGTTGTTTGCGTCATAGAACCTCCTAAAAAGGAATTTGACCGTCGTTAAAACGAACGGCGTTCAAAGCTGATTAATATACCTGCGAAAGGTTATGAATCAGGTCGGCGACGATAGCGTTCGAAAGAATATTCTTGCCATAAGCAAGGGCGTCCTTCCGATCTTCTAGAGCGTCACGTGACGACAAGATGAATTCACCTTTGAAGCGATCGACATAAGCAACTGTCGGTGCTGGGGTGAAACCACTAGAGCTAGTTCCCAGTGTTTCCAGCTGGGGAAGGGCAATAGTGATATCGATCTTAGACACGGTGTTACGTGCGGACATCCCAGCATTAACCTCGATCTCGCGTTTGGTACGAATACCGATACGCGGGTAACCGAGAGTGCTGGAAGCCGACACACGAGGACTTTGGTCCTCGAACCACCAAAAACCCGTTTTAGGGTCTTGTCCCAGAGGGGCGAACGTATGGTTCACCGGTGAGGTCTCGCCGTTAGCGAGAACAATTGCTGCAACTGCTGGCATGATAATGCCTCCTGAAAAAGGTTTATTAGGACTTACGGCCCAAGAAGGTCGTAAGCAGTGCGGCGGCGTTAAGTAACCGTCCAGAGCCGAGCTCTGGCCGAAACTTAGGTGAAGGTACACTTGGAAGGGACGAAAGTATTGCCCTTTCTAGTGACTTGTTCACTCCAGAGGCCTGGTATTCACCAGACCAACTGACGCCAGGGGGTGGTGTTCCACTTCGCGTCGCTTTCTGGTCACCTTCTGACACGAACGTCTTTGTGACGAACCCGTCAGAAAAGTAACGACCATAAACGAGCGTTGTTTCGACACCCCTCAGGTAGTCGCCGACATTAAGAAACCAGTCGACAACGAAGCTCCACGGCATGAGCTCCCAAGCTATACTCGCAGGGTTTAGCGAGGATAGCCGCGCAGCTGAGGTCAGAGCATTGTCAGGTATCTTCATCCGTACTTTGTACCGACAACGGCAGGAGGTTTTCACTTTGCATTGTGAATTCCAACCACCGGCATCGGGCCAGTTCGGAACGTTGATTACCTTTTCAGTGACTCTAGTCGCTTTTCCTTCAAAGATTTTTACCTCGTCGAGGTAATGATCTCTCCTAAACTTGATAGCATCGTGAATCGTTTGCATCGTAGGTTTGACACCATAAACCCAAATCAACCAAGCATTTCCTGCTTGTTTCATCGGTTTAATAATATCACGCTTACGAAGTTGGCGACCCACCTTGCGCATCTCGGTTAGTATTTTAAGGATCTGCTTAGGAGTGCCTATTGTCTGACGGCCTTGGAATGCATCGACTGATAAGTCCATGCCTCCGCGGATGTCATCTAATAGATCACTATAAGCAGCAGCGACAGCCGCATCCATGTCTGCGGACAGCCAAGTAGCCAAGTTCTCTGTAATCCCAACATAATTCCCGGACCAGTAATCGGTATCCCCACTCGCAGTGTTTGTGTACACTGCGGTAAGGGGACCGTTCTGGCGACGGTTAATATGAAAGGACCAGGGATTTGGTGACTTATGGTTGCCCTTAAGCAAGGGACCGCACGTCACGTTAAGCGAGCCGCTGGAATAATTGTAGGTTAGGACATCGTTAATACCCTGTGAGGGGTACACTCTGTTCCTAATCAACACACCAGCATAAGAGGCCTGTTGCGGTTTCATGAGATCTCCTTGGTGCAAGACGAATGGAGGGGTGTTAATTCACCCCGGGCCGTCCCGCAAAAGCGGAAAAACGGCCCTGAAAAAAGGACTTCCCCTTGTTTATCTCTTTTGGAAAATTCCTAAAGAGTAAACGGAGG